CCAATTGCTGCAAAATTATCGTAGTCCGATTTTGTGTCAATGAAAAGTCTTATCCATTGGGGGCTGTTTAGGGCAAAATCAAGCCATGGCCAATGTCAAGCAACAATTAGAGTCACCATCTATACCGAGTCTGGGTTTCCCGCCAGAGGGGTATGAGCGCAGGCACTTTAATGAGAACTATGGCGCTTTAAACAATTACTTTAGAAAAGTGACATCAGTGCTGGGGTCTTTGTTTGGACCAAAGGGCGGTAAGTTTATGAACAACCCCCATGGGGCTTTTCAAGACTCAACCGACCAAGTGGCTGCAAACACCACCACGGCCTATGCGGTCACATTTAACACGACAGACTTTTCCAATGGTGTAACAATGGCCAGTGGGTCAAGAATCACTGTGGCCGATGCCGGAATCTGGAACTTGCAGTTTTCCATTCAGTTTAAGAACACCAGCAATGATGGCCAAGATGTGGATATTTGGTTTCGTAAAAATGGAACAAATATCGCAAACTCAAACAGTAGATTTCACTTGTCACAAAGAAAATCGTCAGGCGACCCAAGCCATTTGATTGCAGCCATGAATTTTTTTGTAAGCCTGGCAACCAACGATTATGTTGAAATTATGTGGCGTACCACCAGCACTGATGTAAGTATTGAGCATTTTGGGACAAGCACCAGCCCCACACGGCCAGCAGTACCATCAGCCATTGTCACAATGAGCTTTGTGTCCAACTTACCAACAATATAGCCATGTACATACCACTCAAATTACCACCAGGCATTTACAGAAACGGCACTGAGTACCAGGCAGCAGGCCGGTGGTATGACGCAAATCTGGTGCGCTGGTACGAAAACACTCTGCGCCCCATGGGTGGCTGGAGAAAACGTGCAACTGGCCAGATGTCTGGTCTGTGCCGCGGCTTCATCACTTGGCGCGATAACAGTGCCAACCGATGGATCGCTGCTGGAACGCACACAAAACTCTATGCCATGAATGAGGGTGGAACACTCAAAGAAATCACGCCCACTAGCTTTACAGCTGGCATTGCGGATTCATTGTCAAAGACCGGCTATGGATACAGCACCTATGGCTCTCTGGCCTATGGCACGGCAAGACCAGACACGGGGTCAGTCACTCCGGCCACCACATGGTCCATGGATACATGGGGCGAGTATTTGATTGCTTGCTCAAGCACAGATGGCAAGCTCTATGAGTGGCAATTGGGATTCACAACGCCCACATTGGCAGCAGCAATCACCAATGCCCCAACGAGTAACAAGGCGGTTTTAGTCACTGCCGAGCGCATCATGTTTGCCCTTGGCGCTGGTGGCAATCCACGCAAAGTGCAGTGGTGCGACCAAGAGAACAATACAGTCTGGACCCCAGCTGGCGACAATCAGGCAGGCGACTATGAACTGGCAACGCCTGGCACGCTGATCGCTGGCAAGCGGGTCAAGGGTGTAAACCTACTGTTTACAGATGTCGATGTCCATACGGCCCAGTACATTGGCGCTCCATTTGTCTATGGCTTTGAGAAGGCTGGCTCTGGCTGCGGTCTCATTTCAGCCCAGTCTGTGGCCGCCATTGACACTGCTGCCATTTGGATGAGCAAGTCAGGTTTTTGGATATATGACGGCTATGTCAAGCCACTGCCAAGTGATGTGTCGGATTATGTCTTTGGCAATATCAACTTCAATCAGGCATCCAAGGTCTATGCGGTCCATAACAGTAAGTTTGGTGAAATCTGGTGGTATTACCCAAGCAGTGGCAGTAATGAAAATGACAGCTATGTCACTTTTAATTACAGAGAAAACCACTGGAACATAGGCACATTGGCCAGAACTGCTGGCACTGATGCTGGTGTGTTTACCAATCCCCTGGCGGTTTCCACTGACGGCTACATTTACGAGCATGAGGTCGGGTTTGCTTATGACAGCGCCAGCCTTTACGCTGAAAGTGGCCCAGTCCAGCTTGGCAATGGCGACAACATCATGTCTGTCAGGCAAGTTGTCCCAGATGAGCAGACACTGGGTGAGGCGGTGGTTTCATTCAAAACCCGTAATTACCCGACTGGGACACAATCCACATTTGGACCCTATACGGCAGCCAACCCGACCGATGTCCGGTTTGCAGCGCGCCAGGTCAACATGAAGGTGACTGGCAATACTTTGGCCGACTGGCGAATTGGGGTGATGCGGCTTGATGCAGTCCCAAGTGGCAAGCGATGAGTGACCAAGAACATTTGGAGAGGCTACGCCACCATGTGGAGGCTGCCTTAGAATACAGTGGAGGCACACATAATTTTGACGATGTCGCTGAGATGGTCGGAGATCACAGATTACAGCTGTGGCCAGCCAAAGACTCAGTGGTGTTAACCGAGATCATTGTCTATCCCAGGCTAAAGAATTTGCACTATTTTCTGGCTGGTGGCGACCTAGATGAACTCTCAAGGATGCGACCATTGATCGAATCCTGGGGCAAGTCTGTCGGCTGCACCAGAGTGACCTTGGCAGGCCGAAGAGGCTGGTCAAAGACATTTTTGAAAGACGAAGGTTACAGTCCACAATGGTCTGTAATGGCAAAGGAACTTTAGGGGATAAATATGGCGCGTGTTGACGAACTCTTTAATTACTTGCAAACCCCTGGTTTGACAGATCAGCAGATCGCGGCTGAGATTGGCCGTTTGGGTGTTACAGCTCAAGAGGTGTCGCAGCTGACTGGTGTTCCAGTGGCAGATGTGCAGAGCCGCATTCAGTCTGTAGCGCCAACATACTTTCAGCAAAATGCTGATGTTGCTAATGCATACCAGCAAAATTCTTATGGCTTAACACCACAGGAATTTGCTGATGCGCATTACCAACTTTATGGCCAATATGAGCAGCGGGTCTCTCCCACTGGAGCTGCACCAATAATTACCCCCCCAGTTGTAACGCCTCCAGTGGTGACTCCCCCTCCTGTGGTGACTCCACCTGTGGTCAGACCACCCATAGTGACTCCACCTCCTGTGGTGACTCCACCTGTGGTCAGACCACCCGTAGTGACTCCACCTCCCGTAGTGACTCCACCTCCCGTAGTGACTCCACCTCCCGTGGTGACTCCACCAGGCTTGCTTACTCCACCTGTAGTGACCCCTCCAGTGGTCAGACCTCCAGTGGTAACTCCACCAGGAACAACGGCCACAACCAATACAGGGTCGGCACTGCCATATTTCCAACAGAATCCTGATGTGGCTGCGTCTTATTTAGTCAACAACTACGGCATGACACCAGAGCAGTTTGCTGCTGCGCATTACAGCCAATATGGCCGGAATGAGCAAAGAACTGCACCAGCGCCAGCAATAACACCATTTGCCAATGCAACGCAAGGCTTTGATCAGAACTTCAGAAATTACACATCAATCCCTATTGGCTCTCAGTACAACCCCAATGTGGTAGGTGGCACTGGCTCACCATACTCACAGATCATGGGCCAAATGAGACCATTGGGAAATCCATACGCCAATGTGGCGGCAGGCCAAGCCATGGGTGGCTATGACCCCAACCTATACAACCAAATTGCCCAAGCAAATGCTGTGGCCAAGTTGGCTGCCGCGGCAAATTTAGCAAGTGGGAATGCTAACTTTATTGTTGGTGGTCCAGCCGATGCCACTGCCGATGCAGCGGCTGCAACTGCTGCCGACTCTGCTGCGGCAGCTGCTGCAAGTGCCACCGGCACAGCACCAGGCAGTGATGGCACACCAGGCTCTGGTGCAGCCATGGGTGGATTGATTACCAGTGTCTGGGGTGAAGACCCTCCTGGTCCAGATGATGGTGCAAAGTATTTGGATATTGGCGAATATGTGATCAAGAAGTCTTCAGTCAATAAGTATGGCAAGGGCTTACTGGACATGATCAATGAAGGCAAAGTGCCTGCCAAGAAAATGAAATCTTTACTCGGATAAGGTGGCAATATGTCAAAAGGTGGAACAACAACCTCAACAAGCTCGATTGATCCACAGATCAAAGAAGCATTCTTGGCCAACTTTCAGCAGGCCCAAGGGGTCGCTGGCGCTTTGCCGACTCAGCAGTTTGCAGGGTACAACCCCATGTATCAGGCAGGCGAGGAGGCTCTGGTCAACACGGCCCTTGCTGGCCCAGGTATTGCCGGAACTGATCTTGCAGCGCAGATGGCGGCTTATGGCGGTGTCTATCAGCCCCAAGGCATTACAGCGCAGAAGACTAATTTGAGTTTGGGCCAAGGACCAGGCACTATCGGCTCTTACATGAATCCCTATACAGAGTCTGTGCGCAAAAACGCATTGGCTGATTTGGAATCATCACGCCAGACTGCCATCCAGCAGATGGGTGAGCGTGCCAACGCTGCCAAGGCTTTTGGTGGATCACGCCAAGGTGTGGCCGAGAGCTTGACCAATCTTGGCTTTGCCAAGCAGGCTGGCAACCTTGGTGCAACATTAAACGAGCAAGCATTCAACCAGGCCATGGCCGCGCAGCAGGCCGACATTGGCCGGATGTCAGCAGCCGACATTGCCAATCAGCAAGCAGGCTTGCAAGGTGCGCAATTGAGGCTAGGCGGTGCAAGCCAGCTAGGTAATTTGGCTGCACAGCAACAAGCATTGCGTCTTGGTGGCGCTCAAGCGGTCATG